GACGATGAGCAATCAGAAAATGCTCGACATTGCGTCGAGAATCGCGGAGATCGAGCGCAAGGCGCAGGAAGCCGAAGCGCGGGCGGCGGCGGCGGAAGCGCGGGCCACGGCCGCGGAGAAGCGCGCCGCGGAAGCCGAAGCCGGGAAGCCGAAGCCGAAAGCCGGTTTCGTCGAGTTGAAGCCGAACCCCCGATACGAATACGCGAAGGGGGTCGAGATGCTCCCGAACGGGAAGACGGTCGAGATCGTCGTGAACCGCGAGGGGTACGCCGAACTGACGTACAACAAGCGATTCTGGAAGGATGCTTCGGGCCGGCATCATCCGACCCGGGGAATCTCCGGCGATCCCGCGGAGTGCGCGTACCTTCTGGCATGGATGCTCGAAAACCCCGAAGCCGTGACGCGGTGGGCGGAGTTTGCGACCGCGAAGGGTGCCGAAGCGCGGGCCGCGAAGGGGAGCGCGTGAACCCCGGCCCGTCGGCGTCGATCCCTGCCCCCTGCCCCTCACCGGGGCAGGGGGTTTTTTCGTGCGCTCACCGGGCGGGGATCGGCGCGCGGGGATCGACCGGCGGGCCGCGCTCCGGCCCCGGGGATCGGCCCGCGCTCCGGCCCGCGCACGGGGCCGCACGGGCCGCGACCGGTGGCGGGGGCATCCCGGGCCGGGGGCCGGCGGGAACGGGCCGCACGGGGCCGGCACGGGGCCGGGGGGGACGGGCCGACCGGCGAGGGGGCAGACCGGCGGCGGGCGGGAGGGGAGCGGGGGACTCGACCGGCGGCGGCGGGCGGGGCCGGATGGCGGTGGGGAACCGTCGGGGGGAACGTAAACCTAGACGCGGCATGGGCTTGCACCCGGCCCCCGGCGCCCCCCGCCCCCGCGCGGACATCTGTCACGTCCCCCTCCCGTAGTTTTTCCCGATTTCGGTTTTGCCCCTGGCACCCCCCTTTCTCGTCTTAAGGGTTGGGGACCAAGGTTGTCCCTCGGGTAGCCGAGAATTCGCGACCCCCCGGTCCTGGCGAATCTCATGCTCCGACTACTCGCACTTCTCGCCCTGCTGTCCTCCCCAGCTCTAGCCGACACCCTCGAGGGCAAGGTGGTGGGCGTCGTCGACGGTGACACCATCGACGTCCTCGACGGCTCCAAGAAGCAGCACCGAATCCGCTTCGATGGGATCGACGCCCCGGAACGCGGCCAGCCGTTCTCCCAGCGGGCCAAGTCCACTCTCTCGGATCTCGTCTTCGGCAAGACGGTGAAAGTCGAAACCGAGGGCGCCGACAAGTACGACCGCACCATCGGACGCATCTACGTCGACGGCAAGGATGTGGGGCTGGCGATGCTCGAGGCGGGCATGGCCTGGCACTACACGAAGTACGACCAGAGCAAGAAGTACGCCGACGGCGAGGAATCCGCTCGCACCGCTCGCCGTGGGTTGTGGATCGAGAAGAACGCCATCCCACCGTGGGAATGGCGAAAGATGCCAAAAGCCGCACGGGACATTCACCGTAGGGCTGTGAAATCAGAAACGGAGTGACCTATGAAAATGCAGACCGCTTCCAGGCTTGTACTGGCTGTTGGGGTTTCTTTTGCAACCCTGCTCTCTGCGTCGGCGTTCGACATCAACAAAGAACTTTTTGTCGAGGGCGATTTACATGCAGCATGGAAAGCTGACCCTCTTTCCGATCCGCCGAAAATGTTTGAGAAGGTTCCGCCCGCAACCCAACAGGGCGATCACCGCCTTGCTCGCGCTGGCAAACGCAAAGGCGGCGTCACGGCGTTCGTCTACAAAGATGCTGGCGATGCTGCGAACGCCTACGACATCATTCTCGAGGGAATGGGGGGCGACACGGAGGTAGTCGAGAACCTGGGCGACCAAGCACGGTCGTTCAGCGCAGTCACCAAACACCCACCCGCCGTCAAAATGCCTGACTTTCACCGGGCCGGCGTCGTTTTCCTGCGAGGCAATACCGTCGTCTACATCGGCCTATCCGAAATGAAGGCGGAGGAACTGATTCCGTACGCAAAGAAACTTGACGCACGGATTCAGAAGTAGCGACCACCACCCAGGGGACGGAACACGACACCACACTTTCTCCGCACTCTGGTCGACAACCGCGAGGAACTCATGCGATACGTTGCACTTCTCTGCATTTGCTTTTCCGGCGGCCTCACTTTGGCCGACGAGATCACGTTGAAGAACGGCCAGAAGGTCGACGGCAACGTCCAGGGGCTCAAGGATGGGCTACTGGATGTTCATGTCTTCGCCACCTATGTCGCCGGCCATCCTGCGTACAAAAGCGAGAAAGTGCGGCTCTCGAACGTCCGTAGCATCAAGTTCGACGGCCGTGACGACTACTTCTCGATCGTGAGGAAGAACGAAGACCTCACCTTTGGGTACATACGCGATCTCTCCAAAGGCAAGTTCACCGTCGATGGGCAAGACCCGATTCCTTTGTCCGCAGTCAAAGCCCTTGTGCCCAGCAAGCCGGACGCACAGGAGAACAAGTGATGGCGGCGATGTGGTTTGTTCGGGGCGGCGGGAAGGTCTACGGCCCCTTGGATTCCAACAGGCTCAAACAGCTCGCGGCGGAAGGCAAGATCAACGAGGCCACCGAAGTCGCTCAGAACCAGGCGGGCCCGTGGTATCCCTCCGGCAAGGTGCGAGGGCTGTTCGACGCACCAACGACACCACCGCCCACGTACTCACCTGCACCTGCCCCGCAGACATACGCGGCCCCACAGGCGTACACGCCACCGACGTACTCACCGCCGCAGCCCGCTCCGGATCCCGTGGAGCCAACGCCAGCGGCGCCCCTCATCAACGTCAGCCGGCGAACGATTGCTGCCTACTATCCGCGTAGCAACACCGGCATGATCGTGGCGGTGGCGGGACTGTGCTCGATCGCGTCTCTCGTCCTCGGCTACTTTGCCGGCCGCGAACACCTGCGATACCAGATCCGCAGTTCATTCGAGGACGCCGGCAAGAAGTTCGCCAAGGATCTGAAGGAGGGACTCGGCAAGGCGTTTGGCGGCGAAACCCAAGAAGTGGAAAAAAAGAAGCCCGAGCCAGTCGCGAAACTGGCCGTTGGCAAGACCTACACCGCCGCCAACGCAACCGTGACGTTGACGTCTGCCAAGACTGAACGCCCCTTCATCATCGGCGGCCTGTCTCGTGAGCCATCCCAACACAAAGACAATTGCTTGGTGCTCACGTTCTCGATACGCAACAAAGACGACCGCAAGCAACTCGACATCAACTACGGAGATATGTTCTCCGGCAGTGTTTTCAAGCTCTACGATGACGTCGGGAATGACATCCGGACCATGTTCTTCAGCGGAGCCGATACGCAGTACAAGATGGTCGGGGCCCATCCCTCGTACAAAGACATTGACCCCGAGCAAAGCATCGATCACGCCGTTGCGTTCGAGATGCCTCTGCCCAAGACCAAGGCTCTCAGCCTTGTCATTGACCTCAAGCTAATCGGGCAAGAGGGGGTCGTGCAGTACACGATTCCGATAGACCAAGTCGAAGGTTTTTCCGGCAAGTAGCTGCCGCCGTGGGGGGGCCGTGCGCCCAAAATGGGCGCGAGCCTCCCATAAGTAGGGCGACCTCCCGCCCTAGCCGGCTCCGGCCGGCGCATCCGAAGGAAAGGGGGTGATCCACTTTCGGGGTTTTCCCGAGGAGTCACCGATGGACTACGCCGGTTTCGAGGACTGGGTATGGTCCCGCCTGCCTCCCACCAAACGGCTCGCCGGCCGTCGCCGCGTGCTTGAGCTGCTGCCGCTGGCCCTCGACCGCTGGTCAGACGACATGGCCGGGGCAACCAGTGACGATGCCCCGGAGTTCGGCTTCATGGCCGACTCGCTGCGGCACGACATTCGTCGACTCTACGCCAAGCGTCGCTACGGGGCGTTCTGGATCATCGTGGTGTCGAGTCTTGTCGGCGAGCTTGTCCGACTCCTCGTACTCTGGTGGTTGTCCAGCAGCGACCACAAGCAACTGTTCCACGATTGGCGAGTGAGACGCGATGCCTGAGTCCCATGGCTACTACGGCGGCGCAAAAGCCGGGGAAACGCTGATCCAACGCCTCTACCGGCAAGCCGGCCAAGCCATCGAAGACTCTGCAAACGCGGCCGGCCGGTACATCTCCAAGAGGCTGGACACGCAGCTCTACCCGGAGGACATGCAGCAGTTTCAGTCCGCGCCGCCGCCGGAGTACGCCCTGTTTCTCGAGGCGGCCTACAAGGCGATGGACATGCCGGTGGTGAGGCTGGGCGAGCGGGTTGTGACGCCTGACCAGTACCTCCAAATGGCCGCAGCAGGCAGCAATCTGCCCGAGTCCGCGATTAACACGGCAAAGCAATCCCTCACCGGGATGCCGTTCGACGAGAGCGACGAAGCCGGGATCGCCCTTCGAGACGCCCTGCTTGGACAACTGCGGGACAACCTTCCCGGCCGCAACGCCGAGCATGGATGGGACACAGGCGCAACTCCCGAGCAGTCCGCGGAGTTCGACAAGGCCGGCGCCCTTGAGGGTCGCTTCCGCCTGACTCCGGAGGGTGAGAAGGGCTACCAGTCCGAACGGGTCTACAACCTGCTCACCACGTTCCAGAACGGCGAACACGCCCCGGTGTGGTCGGACGCCGGATCGAAAGCCCTGGCGGTTCTCGGCACCCCCTTCGATAACACCGCCGAGGGCGGAGAGACGGGGTATCTCGCCGCGAGCCGGTTCAATACGCCGGCCGGCCGGATGCGAGAGGGCATGTACTGGTGGAAGGAAGGCGAACCAGACGGCACCGCAGGCAACAGCCTCAAGGGCGCGAAGTATCCGAGCCTGTCTTCCACCACGCTCGAGGGTGTCACGACCAAGCTCGACTCCACCGACAACTACATCCCCTACTACAACCAGCAGCTCGCGGAGCGCTACCTCTACAACCTCGATCTCCCGCCTGGGGAACGAGAGCAACTCCAGCGGATGCGGGATGATCTTTTCCGCGTCACCCCCCGATACCCCGCCAACGCCGACCCCCGGGAGATGCGGAAGCTCATTCGCGATCTGCGGGATTTCGACCAGAAAGCCCGGGGATTCGCCAATGCCGAGTACCCCGAGTTCGTCCGGAAGTACACGATCCCGGCCGAGGCGTGGACGACGGGCGGACACGATTGGATGGGCCGATATTCCCCGAGCGCACCGAGCAAACCCGTTGAGCCAACCTACCTCTCCCCTTTCGGGGAAATGCTCGCCAACTACCCACGAGACGCCCTGGATCTCCAGACGATCCTCACGCTGGGTGCCGGTGGGCTCAAAGGCAGCCCCTCGTTGCTCGGCGGTCTGATGGACGCTTCCAAGTCGGGGGCCAAGGCGGTTGCGAGGAAGGGAGCAGCAGCCACAGCCGGTGCGATCCGTCGGGGCATCGACAACACCGTGGACGATCTCGCCCAAGAAATTCCTACCAACGCGGCCATGCAGGCCGCCAATCAACCGGGGCCAACGCGTTCCACTGGCGATGCCATCTCATGGTTCTTCACGCCGATGGAAACGAGCATCGTCACCGATGAATCGGGAACGCCGGTGAAGGCCAACGACCCCAACTATCGGAAGCACTTGGACGCCACGTATCAGCGTCGACAAAGTGAGTTGCGGGGTTTACTGGACAGGGGTACAACGCTGTACGGACGTCACTTATTGCCGAAATAAACCCGCGAGTAGCCGATGCCCACGGACGTGTCGGACGAGCAAGTCGACGCATCACCCGAGGCCGATCCGGTCGCGTTGGCCCCGGATTCGGAAGCTTCGCCAGTCGCCGAAACCTCGGCGGAAACAGCGGTTTCCGAAGACGCCTCGAGTTGGGACACGATCAAGCAACTGCCGGCGTTTGCCGGTAAGGCCGACCAAGAAATCGCCGCGGGCATCCAGCAAGCCCTCCAGCGAGAGCAGGCGCTCCAGCACCAGCTGCGGCAGTATCAGTCGATCCTCCCCGTCGCCAGCGACTATCTCTCGAACCGGGAGATGTATGAGCGATGGAAAGCCGGCCAGCAGGCTCCCCAACAGGCTCCTGCTGCCCAGCCGACCGCCGAGGAGCAGGGTTGGTGGAACCCGCCGAAGATCCGGGACGCCTACCGGCAGTACCTCGTCAAAGACGAGAACGGCCGGGAGGTCATCGCCCCCGACGCTCCGCTCGATGCCCGCCACGCCCTGGCTGAGTACCAGGCGTACCGGGCCGAGTTCGCCAAGAAATTCCTCGAAAACCCCGAGGAAACCCTCGCCCCGATGGTGGCGAAGGTCGCGGAACAGCGGGCCCAAGAGCTGATTCAGCAGCAGTTGGCCCGCCGGGACGAGGAGCACTTCGTCACCCAGGTCGAGCACGAGAACGCGGATTGGCTCCGCGACGAAAACGGGAATGTCTCTCGAGAGGCAGTTCTCGCCCAAAAGTTTGTGGAGGACGCCAAGCGGTACGGCATCCAAGGGGCTCGGCCCCGCTGGGAGTACGCGAAAGCCATGGTCGAACGAGAGCTACTGCTCAACTTCTACCAGCAGGCCAACGCGGGAACGACCAGCCAGCAGCCCGCACCGCAACAGCCGAATCCCGGTGAAGCCGCCGCCCGACAGAACATGGAGTTTCTCCGCCAGCAGGCGATGAGAACTCCGCCACGAAGTTCGCCGGGCACGACCGATCCGCGAGTGCCGCCGCCGAAGCTCTCCTTCGAGGAGAAGTTTCGTTCGCAGTTGGCACAAGAAGGTCTGATCTGAACCCCCGAGAGGTAAATCATCATGGCCAGCGTCGGAGATTGGGCCCGCGTAATTGGGGTAACGATCGTACAGCACCTTCGCGAAGAAGAGCTGGCGACGTTCCGCAAGTTCAAGGTCTTCGCGATGCTGGAGCAGTCCGGCAACGTGCTCATGAACCAGTCGGGCCGCGGCTTCGACTGGAACGTGCGGTACCGCAACGCTCCCGTCTCTGGCTCAACCGGTGACACGCCGCGCACCTTCGCCCGCCAGAATCTCTGGAAGCGCGCGGAACTCCCCTTCAGGGGATTTACGACGCAAGATTCCGTGTTCAGGCGCGAGCTTTTGGAGAACCGCGGGCAGCAGGCTCTCGTGAACGTCGCCGGCCAGATGGCGCAGCGCCTCCAGGAGTCGCTCGAGCAGCACCTCGCGTACCAGGTCTACGCCGACGGAAACGCCCCCGGCCGTGAGAACGACTTCCACGGGCTCGACTCGTTCCTCGGGTTCGACGGCACGATCAGCGAAGCGGCTGGTGCGGCGGTGGCGACCAAGCGCAACACCGGCAACGCCGCCGACCGCTTCGGCTATCCGACCGACTCCTACGCCGGCCTCCAGACGCAACCCGGCTACTACGGCGGCGGCCGCGTGAGCGCGACCGGCACCTGGCCGGAAGCGCCGGTCGATCCGGAACTCGATTTCTACTCGCCGGTGATCGTGAACTACACGAGCACGGGCTTCAAGAACAAGTCGACGTGGGCAGACAACTGCGTCGAAGCCACCCGCGCCGGCATCCACCACTGCCGCCGCAACGATACTCGAGAGTCCGCCATCGACATGGTGATTCTCGACCGCAAGCTCTACATCCAGTACCTCACCGCGCTCGACGGCAAGGAGCGCATCAACGTCGAGAACAGCGGTCTGCGGTCGCTGGGCTTCACCGACAGCTTCCAGCAGGACGGCGTTTCCATCACGAGCGAGTACGCCTGTCCGGCGAACCGCGGCTACGGACTCTCCATCGGCAACATGGAACTCCGCAGCCTCGAAAGCACGCTGATGGTCGGAGAGGGACCGTTCTACGACGAGGAACTTTCCAGCTACCGCTACGCCTGCTCAGTGCTGGCAAACCTCCGCTGCCGCTCGCCGCGGAACTTCTTCCTGCTCGCCCCCATCGCCTGACCCCATCCACGAGGAGTCCGTCGCATGTCCAGCCTGTTCTCCGATCCTCCGTTTCCTCGCGGCACGACCCTGCTGAACAACGAGAACATCGACCTCGATCCGAACGGCAACCCGATTGCTGGCGCCGAGATCGTGGGCTCGGTCAAGGTCTTCCCCGACATGGTGCCGGGCACCGGGCCGGCGGCGATCCGAAACAGCAACCGCCTCGTGTACTGCCTGGCCGCCCGCTACACGCCGGTGGATGGCCTCACCAAGCTCAACGTCGGTGGCACGGGCGCGGACAAGGGCAAGTGGTATGTCCTCGACCGCCGCGGCCCGCTGGGCACGTTCAGCACGGTGGCGGCGGCGACCGACATCACCGATGGTCGCCTCGTGGGGGTGCTCGACGAGTACCTCAATACCGAAGTGCGGCCCAACGACATCGTCTGGCTGGTGGTCAAGGGACCGGCATCGGCCCAAAAGGGCAACACGGTCGTGATCCCCGGCGGCCTGGGCGTCGAAATCTCCTCCGGCCTCTCGGTCACGAAGGCGACGACGGCCAACATGGTCGCCCAGTCGATCGACCCCGTGCTGCTCAAGACGGGCACGGCCTCCAGTGCGTCGACGTCGCTCACGGTCACCGACGCCACCGGGCTCGTCGCCGACATGCCCGTGACCGGCACGGGCATCGCCGCCGGCACCTACATCGCGTCGATCACCGGCACGACCGTCACCCTGTCCGCTGCCACCACGGCGGCGATCAGTGCGGGCCAGGTGTTCTTCGGCGGCCCACTGCGTTCCGCGACCACCTGCCGTGTCAACGTGCTCGACAGCGCCATCTGATGAAGCGACCACTCCGCGACCTTCTGGCAACCTGCCGGGGAATCCGGCAGGCCGTATCCCTGTGGACATGGCTGAGTGCCGGATATGCAAGCGTTGCGGAGTGTCTCTCCCGCTTACGGCAGAGCATTTCCGGGTTCGTAATGGGACTTTTTGGCCGACGTGCCGCTCCTGCACCCGAGCCCGGAAGAAAGAAGAACGACAGCGAGCCAAGGCCCGACGAAAAGCCGCGCTGGCGAAGGTGGAGGCCGCTGGCCTCGATCTTTGGATCGGGCAAGTCAAAGCCGGCGGATCTAACGTCCCGCACAGCGCCGAGGTCATCGAGAGAGTCATCGAGTACTTCGGCGGCACGAGCGGCTTCTCGGCGATGCTCGTCAAGCAGTACTACGACACGCGGCCAGGCACCACAGGCCGCACCCGGTTGCTCGAAACGATCGTTCGGCTCATCTCGAAGAACGTCGACCAGGGTGGCGTCAAAAAGCCGCTCTCACTGTGGACCGAAGACGAACTGGAGCAGGAATTGCAGGCCCGCTTCAAGCAGGCCGTGAGGGTGGTCCAGGGGGAGGTGGACGGTGGCAGCAAAGCCAAGAAAGCACCCGCGGCTCTCGCCGCCCAAGATCCCGGTAATCCCGCACCTGTCGCAGTTCGAGCGGCAGGAACTCAAGAACCTCCAGAACGAGCTGCGGGAACGGAAGATCGAGGCGCTGAAGCTCTATCGCCCGAATCCGAACCAGGAGGAGATTCACAAGTGCGGGGCGAGTGAGATCCTCGTCATCGGCGGAAACCGCTCGGGCAAGTCACTCTGCACGTTCGTCGAGGACGCCCGGGCCGTCACCGGCCAAGACCCCTTCGACAAGTACCCGAAGAAGGACGGCGTTCTCGTCGTCATCGGGAAAGATTGGAAGCACCTGGGTCTTGTGTGTTTCCCGATGCTGATGAAGCCCGGGGCGTTCAAGATCATCAAGGACGCCGCGACCGACGAATGGCGGGCGTTCGACCCCGTGCTCGACGCGTCACGCCGCGCGGAGGCCCGGCCCGCCCCGCCTCTCATCGCCCAGCGATTCGTCAAGAAAATCTCCTGGCTGCTCAAGAGCGCCGGGTACTGCCAGAAGATCACGCTCACCACCGGCTGGGAGATCCACTTCTTCTCGTCGGAGAGCGAACCGGTCCAGGGCTACCAGGCCGATCGGATTCACGTCGACGAAGACTTGAACGACGAGCGGTGGATTCCCGAGAGCTTGGCCCGCATCGTCGACCGCCGGGGGAAGTTTCAGTGGAGCGCCATGCCGCACTCCACGAACAATGCACTCTTGGGGATGAAGGAGCGGGCCGAGGCCAGCGAGGCGGCGCTGGGCGACAAATCGGCGATCCGGCTGTTCCGCCTGCGGTTCCTCGACAACCCGTATCTCGACACCGAGGAGAAGCGGCGGTCGATCGAGCGGTGGGCGTCGAGTGGCGACGACGTGCTACGGATGAGGTCGGAGGGCGACTTCATCGTCGACAGCGTTCTCGTCTACCCGTCGTTCGATATGTCGATCCATGGGTTCGACCGGGCCGAACTGCCCGACGGCCACATTCCCGCCAACTGGTGCCGGTATGCGGTCATCGATCCCGGCCATGCCGTGACGGCGGTGCTGTTCGCCGCGGTCCCGCCGTCGGGCGACCACTGGCTCGTCTACGACCAGCTCTACCTCCGCCAGTCCAACGCCCTGGTATTCGGCGAGCAGTTCGCCAAGAAGGTGCTGAACCACCACTTCCATGCGTTTCTGATCGACGCGCACGGCGGCCGGCTTCGTGACATCGGCTCGGGCCGGCTCCCCGTCGAGCAGTACACCGAGCAACTCATGAAGCGGGGCATCCGCTCGGAGATCACCGGCAGTTCATTCCTGGCCGGATGCGACGACGTGATCGCCCGATGCGAGAGCACGCGGTCGGCGATGCACATTCGCCCCAGCGGGACACCCCAGGTGCGAATCCTTCGTGGCGCGGTGCCCGACCTTGAGCGGGAGATCAAGCGATACCGCAAGGTCGTGAACTACATCAACGGCACGCCCATCGTCACCGACAAGCCGAACACCCGCGGCGAAGTCCATCTCTGTCAGTGCTTGGAATACCTCTGTGCCTACCGGCCCGCCTACCACCGCCCGCCGGTCGCCACCTACGAGCTGGAGCCGTGGTGGGTGAAGTGGGCTGCCAAGCGCCGCAAGTCACTCAACGAAGGTTCGTTCGTGAATCTTGGTCCCCAAGGAGGACGTAACTGATGCCGCAGTACCAGATGCCCCGGCCGCGACCGGGTGACCTCATCCTGTTTTCCACCGACATCCACAACTTCTCGAATCCCTGCATCGGCTGGGTGACAGACGAGCGCGGCGAATGCACCGTGAGCCTTCTCGCCTTCACGCCCACCGGATTCGTGCAGAAGTCGAGCGTCCACCACAAGGACGACCCCGCCCTGCTGGAGAACCCAGGCTGGGCCGAACTCGGCTGCTGGGACTACGCACCACTCACTGCCCTCATTCAGAAACTCACCGCTCATGCCGACGCAAAGCCTGCCGGAAAGTAATCCGCTTCGGCAGCTCGTCCGCACCTGGACGAAGAAGTTCGAGGCCGCCATCAAATACAAGAAGCCCTTCGCGGACGACGCGAAGGAGGCGGCGATGTTCTTTGATGGCGACCACAACTGGATGTGGAAGGACGCCTACGCCCGCGGCGAGAAGGGCTACAACAGCTCGATCGCACCGCCGGCGTTCCGGATGCAGGTCAACAAGGTCTTCGAGCTGATCGAGATCTTCGGGGCGGTCATCTACCACCGAAACCCGGTCCGCACGGTCACGCTCTACAAGCAGCCCGACCTGCCCCCCGATGCCTACGGCCTGCCGGCCGACATGGCGATGCTCACGCCCGAGCAGACGCAGCTCATGGGCGTGGCGCAGGCCGACGCGGAGGCCCGCACCAGCCGCGAAACGGCCCGGCAGTTGCTCGAGTCCTATCTCAACTACACACCGAACGAACTCGACCTCAAAAGGCAGGCGAAGAAGTTCGTCAACGAGGGGCTCATGAAGGGGATGGGCGTCCTCTGGCCGGAACTCATCGAGATCGAGGGGCCCGAGCCGATCCGCATGGTCGGGAGCTACTACGACTCGGTCGACAACCTGCTGATCGACCCCGACTTCGACAACATGGACGACATGCTCTGGTGCGCCAGGCGGTGCGTCCGGCCGCTCGAGGAGGTGGCACTCGAGTACCAGATTCCCGAGGACGACCTCGCCCGTCATCTCGACGGCAACACCGAGATCAAGGCCGACAACGAGCCCCGCAACACCAAGAAGAAGTCCGGGCAGACCCAGCGACTCGTCACCTACTACAAGGTCTGGAGCAAGTGCGGGGCCGGCGACCGGTTCAAGGACGCTCCGAAGGAGAGCCGCGGCGTCTTCGACTCCATTGGGAAGTACTGCTACCTCGTCATCTGCGAGGGCGTCGACTATCCGCTGAACCTGCCCCCATCGGTGATGCAGGAGGAGATCG